ATGTATAAACATTTGTATAAACATTTGTATAAACAATCTGGACTATCAATGGCAAATGAACTAAATAAATTGAGCGATAAAAAGGTTAAAGCCCTTTATGGCAAGCCTGTATCTAAAATTGAGTTCGTAGCTGATGGGGCAGGGCTTAGCGCTAAGGTATCTGTTGCTGGTGGTGTGAGTTGGGTTTTTACTTATAGACTAGATGGGAAAAAGTTAAATCGCCTAACACTAGGGCGATATCCTGATATGAGTTTAAAAGAAGCCAGAGAACTCCGTGATAAGTGTCGTAACTGGCTGGCATTAGGCAAAGATCCAAAGCTACAACTAAATATAGAGGTTCAATCCTCATTAAAGCCTGTCACTGTGAGAGATGCTTTAGAGTATTGGGTTGAAAATTACGGGAAAGATAACCGAGTTAATATAGTTAGGCATGTGGCTCAATTAGAAAAGCATATTTACCCTTATATTGGTGAAATGGCTTTAAGTGATTGTGAAACCCGCTATTGGTTAAATTGCTTTGATAGAGCACGACAAGAATCACCCGTTGCAACTGGCTATGTATTTCAGATGTGCAAACAAGCTTTAAAATTTTGTAGAGTTAGGCGATATGCTGTTAGTAGTGCTCTTGATGATTTAACTATTCCTGATGTTGGTAAGAAACAAAATAAAAAGGATCGGGTACTTACTGATAAAGAACTAGGGGAATTATGGCAATCACTCAATGAGAATAAACATATTCCTTATTATAAGCATTTAATTAAAATTCTTATTATTTTTGGGTGTCGTTCGCATGAAGCTAGATTATCAGAGTGGAAAGAATGGGACTTTGATAATTGGATTTGGACTGTACCGAAAGAGCATACAAAAACAAATGAGAAAATTATTCGTCCAATACCTATTTATATACGAGATTTTGTTAAAGAATTATATTCATCAAATAAAAAGAGAGGTTATTTATTAGGTGAATTAAAAAAAACTGAGGCGGTCTCTCAATATGGACGTAATTTATGGGTGAAATTCAATCACTCTGAGCCTTGGACATTACATGATTTAAGGCGGACATTTGCAACAAAGCTAAATGATATGGGCGTATTTCCTCATATTGTAGAGCAATTACTAGGTCATGCTCTACCAGGAGTAATGGCTATTTATAATAGAAGCCAATATTTACCTGAGAAATTAGATACACTTAACAAATGGTGCGAAAGGTTGGATCTACTTATGTCTAATCATGAAAATATAATTATTTTAGAGATAAAAAAGGAATCAGTTGTATGACAAGTTTTAGAAGATTAGGTGTATTTGAAAGAGAGGCCAAGGCACCAACATTAAATGTAAAGCAGCTTGCTTTATTATTATGTGGTTTATATCCAGAGTTAAGAGTCGATGAAATTCCAGAAGAAAGAAAAGAAGATTATGATATTTATTATAGACAAATAAAAAAATGGTTTAATTCATCTGGTTTGTTTAGTGGCTCTGTTGCTGTTGAACAGGATGCGGATTATATGTTCGCTCTTGCATATGAATTGATTGATGATGAAATAACTCCAGAGCCAATTAAGGAGAGATGTTTGTTAGCTGTAACCCAAATTGCTTCACAGCAAAAAGGGAAGGATATTTTAAAAAGATTAGGAGGGGCTGATTTAGTATCTACAGGTGTAGAATTAAGTAAAAACAAAAGAGGTTTACATAGAAAAGAAGATGAAGAAGTAAATACATATAAATTGTTAGGTCTTACCATTACCTTACTAGCTAATAAGGTAGGGGGATCATTCTATGATGGAAATAAAATAACAGTCTCATCAATAAGAAATGCAATTATGAAATTATCAGAAGATATAAACTTATCAAAAAAAGGTTTATCTAGAGCTACTCTTGATAAAAAAATACAAGAAGCTTTGGCAATACTAGAATATGAAAAAGATGAATAAAAAATAGAGGTTTAAAGGAGTTAGAAGGGTTTCGTTACTATATTCGAAATATGCCTCAACCACCTTTGGACTATGAAGGTACTTCATTGTGTCTATAACCAGTTATAGGTGGTATAGCGTTTCAATACATACCAATGAGTGTCAATGAATGTCATTGAGTTTCAATGACTGACTATACATGACAATGAGTGACTGTTTGATTATCTTTCTATTATTTACCTTATTTCATAATTCTACTGTTTGTTCAAACAGTGCCGATTTTACATAAACTGATGATTTTGTTAAAAATGTTTATTTTTCGCTATTGTCTCCTATTGTCGTCTATTGTCTCCTAACGTCTATTGTTAAAATAGTACCTCAAATATCAAATAAAAAATAATTCTTATTAATCAATTGATTATATTCCACCCTATGTGTATGCGATTTTTTAATTAAAATATATTTTCTTTCTAGAAATTGTAATGTTTCACTAGAAATATGTATGATATTAAAAGATTCTTAACTTACTAGAAAATGTTTTTTTACAGCTCATAATGTGTACATCAACATCTATACAGTAGGTTTAATATGCAAAATCAATTTTCAACACCAACACCAGAATTGCGTCGTTCTATACTTGCTGAGTATGGCGAACAGTATGATCGCCTCATTCGCGAGAAAGAACGCCAACGCATCACATCTATTTCACGCACAACAGCTTACACACTCGAAAAAGAAGGGCGTTTCCCTGCACGTAAAGCATTAGGGCGTAATTCTTGTGCATGGCTATTAAGTGATTTATTGCTATGGGTTCGTAACCCTCCAGCCGTGGAAAATATTAATAATCCATATAGCCGTAAAGTGAACTAATAGAAGTAAGTCGCAATTGCAAGCAATTAACCAAAATACGAATTTGCGAGCTTTTGCAACTTATTTCATTCAAGCTAAATATGTTGTCGCGACAACTCTTATTAATTAAATAAAAAGAGTAGAAATATATGAAATTGGAAAAAAACAGCTTAATCGCTGATGGATTCGCTCACCCTAAAATCAGTCAAGAGCATATTTTGAATATTAATTCAGATGATATTTCTGTTATTCGCTTTGAAGGCATTCAGGTGCGGATAGTTAAAATTAATAATGAACCGTGGTTTATTGCTGCGGATATTTGTAAAGCTTTAGAAATTAAAAACGTAACGAATGCGATTAAAATATTAGACAGTGATGAGAATACCCTATGTTCAATAAAGGGTATTAAATCCAGTGCAGGACTTCCCCTGTTTAACCTTGTGGCTGAATCTGGTTTTTATAAGTTAATTACTCGTAGCCGTAAAGCCACTAAGGAAGGGGCTTTTGCACACCGTTTCAGTAACTGGGTATTTCGTGATGTTATCCCGTCAATCCGTAAGACTGGAGCCTATGGTGTTCCGTTTGGATTATTGAATGACTTTACCCGGCGTAGCAATGAGTATCTGAAAATTTCGTCACAGCGTGGGCGGGATCTTCAATCTTGCAAAGCAGAGAAAATCAGTTTAAAAAAAGAGGAAAATCGACTCTGGGATGAATATCAGCCTCAGTTGCCAGCTATGGCAGAGGAGGAGCCACAATGAGTGGCATCACAGAATTTAACTCAGCCATTGGCTGGATTAAAAACTATACAAAAATTATCTACCATAATCGAGGGGTTGAAAACCTGATTACCCTAACACCAGATCAGGAGTATCACTCTACTGGAAGTTTTTTGAGGTCACCAATATGGGGACGCTTAAATAACAGGCAAGTTATAATCGCCACCGGAAATCTGATACAGGAACAAAATCAAATAGGTGGGAATAGCGAGAAATACCGATGCTCATATCTGAGCAATAAGCAACAGATCTGCAATGCGCTAACCAATAAAAAAGGTAGCACTGCGAATGCTACCTCTTTAAAAAACAACTTTATAAATCATTGTGTAAATGACAATGGTGATAATAACGCAAAATTATTCAACAACCTAGTTCAGCAACTATTGATTGTTAATTATTCACCTGATTGTTTAGGTTTCCGTTTCTCTAATTTTAGTTTTGCCTCACAAGCATCGATAACCCATGATGAGAAATTAGATTTTTCGCGTTCTACACTTGAATTAATTTCTTCAAGTAATTCATGTGGAAAGCGGATGTTTTTCTTTTCCGATTTGTTATTTATATTGCCGGTTGCCATGAATACCAAGTCCTTATCAAGATTATTTGTACACACACCTTACTATAAAAAATCTTTAATAAATAGCGTTGACATGTATACCCACTTTATCTTATGGTGGGTGTACACCATATATTCATGCGGCTGTAAAAATAACAACGCCCCGAAGTGCTGGAACACTTTCGAGGCGTTTAACCACAATGTTATACGAGGTAACACTATGGCTATGTATAAGTCTACCCAAACTCACCCTAAATTCCTATGGCGTTTTTTCTCATGCCAGCAATCTAAATACTTTTCTGTTGAAGCGAATAACGAACAGGAAGCCCGTTCACTACTTCCAGATTCCCCTTGCCTTTTCTCTGCTCGTATTCGTCAGGGGGTAAATCGTGCGTAATCCCCAAGTTAATGAGTTTTATACTCATAAAAATGGTGAAACCATCAAAGTATTATCAGTTAGGTTTAATCGAGTAACGTTTATTCGTGATGGTTTTAATAGCCCAGTAATTATGTCTCTTAGCCAATTTAGTAAAGAATACACCTATGTTGGGAGGGCTTAATTATGGAGTCTAAAGTATTAAACAAAACGGTTTATGAGTTATTAACCCATGCCATCTCAACGGGTGATTTAGTTAATTTAATTAAAGAAATTGCATGTAATGGCGATCCTGAGTTAGTTCGATTTATTCCCATGCTATCTATTATCGCTTCTGAGCATTGCGGGCAATTAATTACAGATCTTAATTTGATAGAAATTAATTCTAACAATGAGGGAGCTTAGGCATGGCTGATATCTATGATGTTGTTATCCGTCACGATTTAAATCGAATGACGACTCAAGAGTTAAAGAATGTTATTCGTGACTCAGAAGATGCTTGTGCCGGTTTAGCGTTAGGTATGAGAACGGTAGGTCAATTAGCGGCTCATTCCTTAAATAGTGATGAATACACAGACAAGAATGCGAGAGATCATCTCAATGGTATGAGTGATTTATTGATTTATTTACCAAGAATAATTAACGCAATACAGCAAAATCTATTGACGGCTCAATACGAAATTCAGCGTAGAGAGGTAAAACATGATCAGTAAATTACAATTTAACCAATTAGCTGAGCAAGTTCGCCAGTATGAATCACGCTTAGTTGAGTTAGAACAAGTAATTGCTGTTATGCAGCGTAAACATTCTATACCTGAGGGCATGAGTCCATTAACCACATTAGCGTCTGAAATGGGTTTATCCACCAGCAAAGCGGAATTATTAGCTAAAAATTGTGGTGTGCTGGTGGTTCGTCAGGGTAGTCAATTGATTGTTAATGAGTCAAAGTTTAAAGAAGCTGCGACAATCATTATTAAAGGTGCAAAAAGAAAGGTAGGTAGCAAATATTGGTTTCACCCGTTGATCGGTAAATTCATTATGGCTGGTGGGGTGAAAAAATGAGTATAGCAGGACATAAAAAATTACCAGAGTGGTCTGACTCTTTATTCGCTACAGTTTATTTGTGGGTAAAAAGAGGAACACCACCTCAAAAGGCAGATACTGACGCATCCATTTTACGTTACCCGCAAGATCATCGTTTAAATGCGCTGGCCATTCGTATGCGCTCATTGGTTATGGAGGGGGAAATTACTCCTGATTGGTTTATTGAACAAGGATACCATTCTTCAAAGGAGCCTGATAAAGCCGAAAGTAAACGTAAATCTTTAGTTTTAGAATTTATAGACGAAAGTGAATTACGGCAGGTTTTATCTGATGTTGCTAGGGCTGATTATTTGTGGCCTCGTGACTATGAGAAAACAGCAGATGTGATTGCTATTAACCGGTTAGGTGATGGAACACGTATTACTGCTGAGGATGTTGATATGTTGGATGAAGTCAACAAAACCTATACGCATGTTTATGCTTTTGGCGATCACCATGTTGTTAGTATGCGTCCTAATCCAGTTACTGGGGAAACACATTGCTTTCAAACATTGAACTCATTCAGAAATAATTTTCTTGATCAAGGTAGGGTTGTTGGTCGTCGATTGGGTGAAGCATGGTTAAATTGGCCTGGTCATTCAAAGCAATTAGGAGGTGTCGGCTTTTATCCAAATCCTGAAAATTGCCCTAAAGAAGTTTATAACCTGTACACAGGATTAAGTATTGAACCTGTAGCGGGTGATGTTATTCCCTACCTTGAGCATTTAGAAAAGGTAATTTGCGCGGGCGACAATGAAACTTATCAATATCTTGTTGGTTGGCTAGCTCATTTATTTCAGAAGCCCGAAGAAAAACCCTCTGTTGCCATTGTGATGAAATCCATAGAGGGTACAGGTAAGGGGTCTATGGTTCGTCCATTGTTAGAGATATTAGGCATGTATGCTATTCAAGTGAATGGTTCTGGTCAAATAGCCGGACGTTTTAATAGCACCATAGCAAATAAGCTATTTGTATTTGTGGATGAAGCTGATTTAACTGATGGGCGTACAGCAGAAAAGTTAAAGGCAATTATTAGCGAGGACACGGTTAACTTAGAGCGAAAAGGTAAAGATCCCGAAATCATGCCGAACTATGCCCGTTTTATTTTTGCAAGTAACCGTGACAGGGTGATTAATGCGGGGTTACGGGAAAGGCGTTACCTTGTGTTAGAACCAGATGTGATTTATGCACAAAACAAAGGTTATTTTGACCGTTTACATCAATGGATAAATGATAACGGCGCACAAAAGTTATTGGCGTGGTTATTGTCGTATGACCTAACACACTTTGATCCAAGACGTGCGCCAGTTACTGCTGCATTAGTTGAAGAGAAGTTAGCCAGTATGCCACCTGTCTATCAATTTTTTTATAGTGAACTATGGAGCCAACAACCGTTTAAATCTCAAACTCGAATTTACACTACGGAGCTAGTGGACTCTTTTATGCTTTGGAGTGAAGCCAATGGCGAAAATATTAAACCTCCTGCCGCACGTTCTACGGTTGGTCGTATCATGAGGACATTGGGAATCCAAGTAGCAGGGCGTTCAGATAGAGGTAATGGGCGTTATTATGACCTCCCTGCTATTGACGAAATAAAATCTTCGTTTGCAGCAATATTAGGGGAAAAGACTGAAAAACTTTTCTCATAACACATGCACGAGAGATTTGCTGTACCACCTAACCCAATATCAAGGATGTTCAGATAAACAAAGGCTTTAAGGGTGGTATAGCAAAAGGTACAGATAAAATTATACCTATACCACCTATGCCAAAAATCGGTACAGGTGGTTTAGGTTAAAAAATAATCAAGCCATATTAAAAGCCATCATAATTATTTGTTTTAAAATGAATTTTAACTAAGTGGTACAGGTGGTTTAGCAAAAACCATGATTTTACTAGAAAGCGTTATTTAGACTAAATGATAGACAGTATAGGATTGATAATATGAATGATATGACAACGTTACGTAATGAATATTTAGATGATCGTCAGATTGATGATTTAGAAACTATGTCCCTTGAGGAATACAAATATCATGTGACAATGGATCATTTTTTGTTTGTTGAAGGGCATGGCATTTTAGTTGATGACTTCACAGGTCGTCGTTTTGCAGCAAGTAAGGAGCAATTGGATATACTCATTGCTTATTTACAGGAAGAGCGAGAAAAAATGCCAAAGCATGATAAACGCTATCTTTAAAAGTAAAGTTATGTAAATTAATATTACTCATGTTTTTGTATGTTTACTGTGTAATAACTTAGGTGTTTTCTTTAAGTTTTTCAGATATATATTAAGAAGTGGCACTCAGACGTGAGCCGCCACTTGACCGTTTAATCCTTGCTCATCAGACAGGTATCTCCAGTTAAACGGTCTCCCCTATTTCCGAGCTGGTTTCACGTCTTAACATTTTATTGTTTACGGAAACCACTTCATGAAAAAACTACTCGAATTACGCCAACAAAAGGCAACTCTCACCGAGCAAATGCGCTCACTGCTCACTAAAGCAGAAACAGAAAAACGCTCACTCACCGAAGATGAAGCGAAAAACTTTGATGAATTGCGTAGTCAGTCGGAATCTCTGAATACTGAAATTGCCCGTTATGAAGCGATTGCAGAGGAAGAACGCAGTCATGCAGGTAAGCATGTATTAGGTGATAAAGCCGTCAGTAATGATGAATTACGTCATTATATCCTGACAGGGGAAACCCGTACTTTATCGACAGGGGTTCCGGCTGACGGTGGCTATACCGTTATTCCTGAACTGAATAAACAAATTATGCAGCAATTAACCAATGATTCGGTGATGCGTAAAATTTGTACCATCAAAACGACTCACAGCAACGAATATAAACAATTGGTTTCTGTGGGTGGAGCAAAGGTCAATCACGGTGAAGAGGGGCAAGCCCGCACCGAGACTGGTACACCAAAGTTAGAAGAAGTCAGTATCAAATTATTCCCTATCTACGCCTATCCCAAAACCACGCAAGAAATTATTGATTTTAGTGATGTGGATATTCTTAGCTGGTTAACCACTGAAATTGGCGACACGTTTGTTGATACCGAAGAAACCGATCTTGTCACGGGTGATGGTACGAAAAAAGCAAAAGGTTTCTTGGCTTATCCTCGTGAAGCCAAAGCCGATAAAGTGCGCACGTTTGGTACATTAGAAAAACTTGACGTTGCCAGCATTGAAGCCGATAGCCTGATTGACCTGAAATTTAAATTGCGTGCGAAATATCGCAAAAATGCCGTTTGGGTGATGAACTCCAATACTGCTGCTAAAGTACAGAAGCTGAAAAATGGCAATGGGGATTATATCTGGCGTGACCGTTTACAGTCTGGCGATCCTGATACCTTATTAGGCTTACCGGTTCATTATCTCGAAAACATGGCTGATGATGTGATTGCATTAGGTGACTTTAAACGCGGTTACTTCATTGTGGATCATGAAACGGGTACACGTACTCGTCCTGACAACATTACTGAACCCGGCTTTATCAAAGTTCACACCGATAAATATTTAGGCGGTGGGCTGGTGGATTCTAACGCCATTAAAGTGTTGGAAGTTAAAGTCGCGGGTAAATAACTCAAGGGGCGTTCCTGTGATCTCAGGAGCGCTCTTTTTGTCAGGAATACACTATGAAAAAGACCGAGTTAGAAATTCGTACCGCAACACTATCAGCCAGTGATAAAAAACTTATCGGTTATGTGATTAAGTGGGGCTCGCGCTCTCATGTACTTTGGGATGAATTTGTCGAACAATTTGCCCAAAATGCATTTAGTAACAGCTTATCAAAGGGGAATGATGTCAGGGCGTTATACGAACATGATTACACTAACTTATTGGGGCGCACGACTTCTGGCACATTACAACTTACCGAAGATGAAACAGGGTTACGTTTTGAACTCACTCCGCCTGATACGCAACTAGGGCGTGATGTTCTCACCTTGGTTGAACGAGGTGATATTGACGGTATGAGTTTTGGTTTCCGAGCGATTAAAGATCAGTGGGATATTGGTCAAGAGCCGTATGTCAGAACCGTATTAGAAGCTGAACTCCATGAAATCACCATCACCAGTTTACCTGCTTATCCTGATAGTGGCGTAGAAATTGCCAAACGCTCCTTAACACTCAGTAAACCGCAAGCGGTAAAAGATTTTGACCGCTGGTTACAATTGGTTGAGGTGGAATAATGTGGCCATTCAAACGTAAAGCCTCCGAATCCCGCAGTCTAAGTATTGATGAGTTTCTTTCTCTGGCAGGGATATCGAACACAAACGCAGGGGAACACGTTAGCTCATCAACAGCGGAGGGCTTACCTGCCGTGATGAATGCGGTGACGGTCATTAGTGAAGCTATTGCCTCCATGCCCTGTTTTCTGTATCGGGTACACAATGATAAAGGGCGAGAATCAAGAGAGTGGTTAAGTGATCACCCTGTTGATTATCTTCTCAATGAAAACCCGAATGACTGCCAGACCGCTTTTCAATTTAAGCGCACGTTAATGCGTCATTGTTTGCTCAATGGTAACGCCTATGCGGTGATTACGTGGGGTAAAGATGGACAGCCTAAATCAATACATCCTTATCCCCCTAGTGCGGTAGTGATTAATCGACTTGGGGATCATCGATACAGTTATACCGTGACTGAACCGTATAGCGGTAAGGTGAAAACCTATCTACAAGAAGAAATCTTGCATTTACGTTATGCGACTGATGACGGTTTTTTAGGACGCTCACCCGTCACGATTTGCCGTGAAACATTGGGCTTAGGATTAGCTCAACAACGACACGGCGCGAGTATCATGAAAGACGGCATGATGGCATCTGGCATTATTAAATCGGGTGAATGGCTCGATAGCCTCAAAGGAACTAAGGCATTAGAAGCCCTAGAACGCTACAAAGGGGCACGTAATGCAGGGAAAACCCCCATTCTTGAGGGGGGCATGGAATATGAACAATTAGGCATGAGTAACCAAGATGCGGAGTGGTTAGCCTCAAGGCGTTTTACCATTGAAGATATTGCCCGTATGTTCAACATTAGCCCCATCTTTTTACAAGAGTATTCCAACAGTACTTACAGCAACTTTAGTGAGGCAAGTCGCGCCTTACTCACAATTACTATGCGTCCGTGGTTAGCCAACTTTGAGCAACAAATTAAATCAGCGTTGTTACTGACCTCACCTACACCGAATATTCGCTATCAAGTGGAATTTGATACGGCAGATTTACTCCGCGCTAATCCTACGGAGCGTTTCCGCAGTTATGAAACCGCGATTAAGTCGGGAGTCATGTGTCCGAACGAAGCCCGTGAGCGTGAGGGATTGCCTCCTCGTGAAGGCGGTGATGAGTTTAGTCAGGCATGGAAACAGACCGTTGAAGTTAAAAAAGAGTCTGACAAGGTGGATGAATGAAAGCAGGACGCCTAAGACATCATATTACAATTCAAAAAGCAGAAAAAAAGCGAACTCCATCAGGATCAGTTGTTACTGAATGGGTAAATATTGCTGCTGTTGCTGCAGAGGTAAAGGCTATTAGTGGTCGTGAATTAATGGCTTCAGGGATGATAATGAGTGAAGCAACTATACGTATTTGGTTACGTTACCGTGCGGATATCACCACCTCTCATCGTGTCGTTTATCACAAGCTAAATACGGTTGGCGATAAATTCGGCATTGTGGCGGTTATTCCTGATACAAAAAATAGCCTGTTAGAGTTGCTTTGTAAGGGAGGCGTATTTAATGACTAAGCCCGAAATCACGTTAGATGAAGTGAAGTTGCATTGCCGTATTGATGATGATTATGACGATGCCATATTAGCTATCTATATTGATGCCGCATTAGAAGTTTGCCAACAACATATCGGTAAACGATTTGATGATGGATTGTCGTTCACTCCTGCGATCAAGGTGGGCTGTTTAATGTATATCAGTTTGCTTTATGAGAACCGAGAGATGGTAGGCAGTGATGGATTAAAAGAAGTTCCGCTGACTATTCATTCTCTGTGGTCAACCTATCGAGATGTGGGAGTGTACTAGATGCCATGGCAACCCCTAAAGCGTTGTAGTTATCAAGGCTGTAATAAGCGGGTGAAGTCTGGACGGTGTGAAGAACATAAACAAGAAGCCAGACGACAACAGGATAGCCAGCGAGGAACACGAACCGAACGAGGTTATAGCAATCAGTGGGGTAAGTACCGCTTACAGTATCTTAAGTTAAATCCGTTATGTGTGCATTGCCTCAATGAAGGGATATACACCCCTGCAACCATTGTTGACCACATTATCCCTATTAACGGTGATAGTGATGTGTTGTTTTGGGTGGATTTTAACCATCAAGCGTTATGTCACAGTTGTCATAACACCAAAACCTTTAAGCATGATCCACTCACTAAGCAAAAGCGTAAAAATGGGGAGTATCGAGAGTTAGAAGCAAAAGCAACACGGCATAATGATTGGCGAGATGAGTATAACCGTAATGCGTGAAAATGAAATAAATCAGTTGGTTAAAGGACTCTTAAAGCACAGTGAGCCGTATAGGCAACGACAATTAAAAACGCCTACAAAGCCCATTGCAGCACGCAATATTCAACGTGATAGGGAGCTAATGGAATGTTTCAGAAATCGTTAGAGAAGCATATAGAAAGGGTAGGGGTATCAAAAATGACAAACGCCCTCGTCTCAGGAACCGCCCCCCTCCTCGAATTTTTACGCACGGTAATTTTTTTGAAAATAATTTACTAGGAAATAGAAATAGTTATGGCAAGAGCACCTAAACCCCCCGTTTATCTTAATGAGATAGCGACGAAAGAGTGGAAAACAAAAGCTAAAATATTGGCAGAACGTGAAGATCTGACGTTAGCCGATTGGAACAATTTAGAATTGTATTGCGTCAATTATGCGATGTACCGTAAAGCGGTTGAAGACTTAGATAATCGAGGGTTTAGCATTATCAATAGTCAAGGCAGTGAGAGCCGTAATCCCTCATTGAGTGCCAAGGCTGATGCTGAAAAAATCATGATTAAAATGTCTTCCTTACTGGGGTTCGATCCCGTTTCTCGTCGTAAAAATCCAATTGACACCGAGGAAGAGGACGAATTAGATCGCCTATGAACGCATGGGAGCAGTACGCAAGCGATATTAAAACAGGTAAAATCCCCGCCTGTCAGCGGTTAAAACAAGCCGTTGAACGTTACTATAATGACTTAAATAATCCGCTTTACACCTTTGATAATGAGGTCGTAGAGCGTTTTATCGGGTTCTCCCGTGTTTGTCCGCATGTTAAAGGGCACTTGCGAGGTAAGCCGATAGAGCTTGAGCCGTGGCAACAATTTGCCTTTGCGAATCTCCTTGGTTTCAAGGTGACCTCAACGGGGCGAAGAAAATACCGCAGTGCTTATATTCAGGTTCCCCGCAAAAATGCAAAATCTACCGTTGCAGCAATACTGGCTAATTGGTTCTTGGTGATGGAAAACGGGCAGCAAGATATTTATACCGCTGCAGTAAGCCGAGATCAGGCGCGTATTGTCTTTGATGATGCCCGTCAAATGTGTGTACTGTCTAAACCACTTAAAAAACGGGTGGCCATACAGCAACATAAAGTTATTAATCCGAAACGTAATAGCTTATTGAAACCTCTTGCCGCTAAAGCCGCCACGATTGAGGGAACGAATCCCAGTTTAGCCATTGTTGATGAATATCACTTACACCCTGATAATGCGGTTTATTCTGCTCTTGAGTTAGGGATGGGGGCACGTCCTGAGGGTATTTTATTTGCGATCACAACGTCAGGGAGTAATGTTATTTCAGCCTGTAAGCAACATTATGATTATTGTTGTCAAATCCTCGCCGGTGAAGAACAAAATGAATCGTTATTTGCTTTGATTTATGAACTCGATGACGAAAAAGAAATTGACGATGAACGCTTGTGGATAAAGGCGAATCCCAATCTTAATGTGTCGGTTGATGGTGATGCTTTGTATGACACGATACAAAAGGCGCGAGGTATTCCCTCACAATGGACAGAAATGTTAACCAAACGCTTTAATATCTGGTGTCAGGGGGAAACGCCTTGGATGGGTGAGGGTGCATGGTTAGCGTGTAAAATGGACTATACCGAAATAGACCTTAAAGGATTAGCGTGTTATGCAGGAATGGATTTATCCTCTACGGGGGATATTACCAGTGTCTGCTATACCTTTCCCGTTGATAATGAATTGTTATTATTGACTCGTCACTATATCCCCGAAGCACAGTTACAGAACCCCGCCAATAAGAACAGGGCGATTTACCGTCAATGGGTTAAGTCAGGTTGGCTTCGTACCACTCCTGGTGATTGTATTGATTATGATCGCATTCGTGATGATGTGCTTAGAGACAGCCAACAATTTAATATCAAATTGACAGGTTTTGATACATGGAACGCTACCCATTTAAGGACACAGCTACAAGGTGCGGGGTTAGATGTTGAGCCATTCCCTCAAACTTACATGAAGTTTAGCCCTGTGGCGAAATCAGCCGAGGTATTCGTTAATCGTAAAATCATTCGTCACAATGGTGATCCCGTGCTTGCGTGGGCAATGGCTAATGTCGTCATGGAAACGGACGCAAACGCGAATATCAAGCCCAATAAAAAAAAATCGGCTAACAAGATTGACCCTGCTATCGCTTTCCTAATGAGTTTTGGTACATGGCAGATTGAGCATGAAGATTTTGCTTTTAGCTTAACCAAGGAGCAAAAGGAAAAGCTAAATAATTTTAAAGGAATTTAACTTCTTGAAATTTAAATTCTTTTTTTTGTTTTGTTGGTTTCGTTTTCATATGTAGCCCATGATTCAAAATATAGATAATATAATTAAATATTATTTAATATACTAATTTTAGGGGGTTCCATGGATGAAGAAATAGCCAAAGAAATAGCGAAACAAGTTACAAATGCTATTTTGTCTTTAAAATCAGAATCAAATTATGTAAAAGACTATCTAGTCCCTATTTTAACTCCTTTTTTATCTGCTATTTTAGGTTATTTGGTTGCTAGATTTTCATTTGGAAGAAGTGAAAAAATCAAACAAACAGCTCTAAATATAGAGAATGGTAATAAAATTTTTTTAAAGGTAGCGGATATTCAGGATTCATTGGTTGCTGTGAAACTTAATTATTATAATAAAATAAATGATGACCCTCATAATAGAATTATAGGTTATCACTATATAGTTTCTAACATGGAAATGATTAAGGTTGATATCAGTACAATTTCATTTTTGATCAATAGGTTCGATCCAAGTGATGAAGCTAAGTCATGGTATAATATTCGCAGAATCAATATGCTTTTTGATAATTATAATGCTTTTGTCATGTTGTTTAATGAAAAAAATGAACTTTCAAATGAATTTCAAAATAGGATAAATTCCAATAAAGGAAATGGCAAAATTACATCCGAGGAAATATGGAAATATGGTGGTAATGATTTAATTCCTAAATTAATTTCACTTAATGAGAAAGCGATATATTTTCTTGATGATTTATTAAAGGAATCAATAGACTTTTTAGAGTCATATGAAAAAATAGTAAAGTCAAGCGTCGATTATAAGCTTGTGTATAAACAGGCTAGAATATTTGGTTATGTGAGTCCTGATAAAGAACAGAAAATATATAAAAGAGTTATCGATGTGAATTATTCTGCTTTAGCAGAGATTTCAGGAATAGATGAGGAATTTTGGAGAAAAGAGTTAGATTTTGGTTATGAAAGATAGTATTTAGATAAATCAGCCAAATTAAAATAAAAATAGTAGAATTTGGCTGATTTAATTCATTCTAATGATTATATACAGTCAATTTCAGTCAATTTTTTTAAACTCGTCCTCAATATAATTACGTCCATCATCTTCATATTTAACTAGTCTGCAATGCTCAGGTAATCCATATCTGCTTACTATGCAGTTAACTCTAGGAGAATCACCAAAGCCTTGAATTCGATTTTGCCGACGTTCATAACTTGATACTTTCTCTAGCAGCCCATCAGAAACCATACTAGCTAGCGTTCTATATGCTGATTCAACAATGCTTTTCTTATCAAAAGAATCCATACCATTGAGTATATAAGCAACTCCAGCAACGTCAAAAGGCGGTGAGCCTATTTCGCTAGTCACTCATTCAAAGTTATCACTAGCAAACAAGTTCATTATCTTTTTTTTACGTTTAGTTATTCTCATTTGTGTAATTTCTTATTGTGGGTATCTTCTATCCTACATTAAGAGGTTTGAGGAAAGTATGCCTCAATAAACTATTAGGGCTTGTTTTGCTATTCAAACAAGGGGTGGTAGAGAAGGGAGATCTACATACTTACGGTTTGTATCTATCTTATAAAGTGTTTGTGTGGCTGTTCGGATTTCTATGTATAAACAATTGTATAAACATAAACAAAAAAGCACTCCTTGAAAAACAAGAAGTGCCTTTTAAAACAGCCTGTTAACTGACTAGGATCAGTTCATGCCGTATTTTTTCAGTTTCTTACGCAGTGTGCCGCGGTTAATGCCCATCATTTGCGCTGCACGCGTTTGGTTGCCACGGGTGTACTGCATTACCATGTCCAACAATGGCTGTTCAACTTCAGCCAATACTAGCTCATATAAGTCATTAACATCTTGACCATTTAATTGAGCAAAATAGTTCTTCAGTGCTTGTTTAACTGAGTCACGTAAAGGTTTTTGGGTCACCTGATCTTGTGAATTTACGGTGGCAACTGTTAGTACGTCTGAATTTACGCGTTGTTCGAACAT